CGACACCACAATTATCGACAGTCTTCAGACAACTATTGAAGTTAATAGCAATGATCTGGAGATGAACCGGATCACCTATCAGGACTATATGAAGCTGCCGGACAAGACACAGACCGGTCGTCCGACGCAGTTTGCGTTCCTCCGGGGCAAGGACCGCGTCACCATGTATGTCTGGCCGACGCCGGATCAGACCTATACGATGAACCTTTTGGCAATGACGCGGGTTCAGGATGTTACGTCATCGGCAGTTCAGACCGCCGATCTGCCGTTTCGGTTTTTGCCTCCTCTGGTGGACGGTCTGGCGTACAAGATGTCTACCCGTCGTGTTGGCGTAGACCCGTCACGGATTAGCTTTCTGAAACAGCAATACGAGGAGACATTTGCCTTTGCTCTTGAGGAGGATCGTCAGCGGACGTCTATGTTTATTAGGCCGAGGCTGGGTAGTCTCTGATGGCAACGGGTCGTCGCTCTAATGCTATTTGCGACCGCTGCGGTTTTCGGTGCAAGTACATTGAATTGCGTAACGAAGTAGAGGTTGGTGTCTGGGTCTGCCCAGAATGTTTTGACGGGGCGTACAATAGGGTAAACCATCCGCAGAACATGACGAACGTAGACACAACTGATGATCCGAGTCTTGACCATCCAAGGCCAGATACGGATGCTGACACATCTGCAACTGACGGCTCGTGGACACCAGACGATAGTTCACCGGCATATCATAATGGACAAGTAGACTAATGGCACTGACCTATTCACAGCTACGGACCAACATTATTGAGTCCACCGAAAATGACGGCACAGAGTTTGCCGATCAGATCGACCAGTTCATCGAACGAGCAGAGGCACGGCTGACCATTGACATCGACGATGCAGGTCTGACCCAGCATCAGTATTCACAGCTTGTCGCATCCGACGCATTTCTCGGACTGCCTGACGGATTTACGATTGTCGAGTCTGCAAACATCACAGCCAACGGCACTCGGATCAACCTGCTGAACCGCAACGTAGACTTCATTGCAGACTACTGGCCTGTCCGTACCTCGACCGGTACGCCAAAGTATTACGGTCTCTGGGACGACAACACGATTATCGTAGCACCAACACCTGTCTCTGCATTCAATATTGAACTTGCGTTTGTCAAAGCACCGACGGCCATAACATCGGTCAATCCGACAAACTATTACACGGCAGAAACGCCCAACGCTCTGTTCTATGCGTGTATGGTCGAGGCTGAGTTGTTCAACAAGAACTTCGACGTTGTTAAACTGTGGACCGAACTTTACACTAAAGAAATTGAACTGCTCCGCAATCGTGCCCGTCGTGCCCGTCGTGATGATCTGGAGCCGCATAATCAACAGGCGAACAACGCCAATACGCTTACCGGAGGGCCGTGATGGCTATTACTTCAGGCATTTGTATCAGCTTCAAGAAAGAGATTCTTCTTGGTGAGCATGATCTTGATACGGATACGATTAAACTTGCACTATACACTTCGGCGGCTTCGCTCTCCGACGGCACGACGGCGTATACAACCTCCGGCGAAACTGCCGGTACTGGTTACTCTGCCGGTGGCATAACACTGACCGGCATCGACGTTACCACAGACTCGTCGGTTGCGGTCGTGTCGATTACTGACGCTGTTGTCTCCACGGCAACTATTACCGCCCGTGGTGCCCTGATTTACAACTCGACACAGGCTGACAAGGCCGTCGCGGTCTTTGACTTCGGGGCTGACAAGTCCTCATCGAACGGCAACTTTACCATTCAATTCCCGTCAGCGGCTGCTGCAACAGCGATTATTCGCATCAAATCTTCGTAGGCTTAATCCATGGCACTGGTTCTTAAAGACAGGGTCAAGGAGCAGACTACGACCACAGGTACTGGCACGGTTACCCTTGGCGGTGCGGTTACAGGGTTTGAGGCGTTTTCAGCAGTCGGTGACGGAAATACGACGTACTATGCCATCGTGCATCAATCTGCCGACGAGTGGGAAGTTGGTCTCGGAACGTACACAGCCTCCGGTACGACACTTAGCCGCGACACTATTCTTGAATCGTCTAACTCTGACGCAGCCGTAAACTTCTCGGCTGGTACGAAGGATGTCTTTGTTACGTACCCGTCTGACAAGGCTGTCTATCGTGACGCAGCCGGGGAGGTGTCGGTAACCCGTGCTACGTCTGCCACGTTTGCGGCGTCTGCGACATTCGCTGCATCAGCCACTAATGCGACAACGGCGGTGTCAGCAACTAACGCAACGTCAGCTACGTTTGCTACGTCAGCAACTCGCGCCACGTCAGCGACCTTTGCCACGTCTGCCACCGAAGCAGCAACCGCAATCTTTGCAACGTCAGCCACTAACGCCACGTTTGCTGTTTCAGCCACGCGGTCAACATCTGCTACGTTTGCGGCCTCTGCTACATTTGCAGCATCTGCTACCAATGCTACAACCGCTGTATCTGCAACCAACGCAACATCAGCTACGTTTGCCACATCAGCAACCCGTGCTACCTCTGCAACTTTTGCCACCTCGGCAGATTTTGCGGCGTCGGCCACAAACGCAACAACAGCAATTACAGCTACGTCAGCTACTAACGCAACTTTTGCACTGTCGGCCACGAACGCAAACTTTGCAGCGTCTGCGACAGAAGCTACGACAGCGATCACTGCAACATCAGCTACTAACGCAACTTTTGCAGTATCAGCGACACGCTCTACCTCTGCGACGTTTGCTGCCTCTGCGACGTTCGCAGCCACAGCAACTAACGCAACGAATGCCGTTAATGTAGACGGCGGTACTGTCTCCGCAACAGCCGGTACATTTAATACGTTGATTGCAGTTACTTCTGTGTCGGTTGGCGGAACGGTTACGGTCAACAATAATTTAACTCTTAATGCCCAGTCAGATATTCGCTTTGCTGACGCGGACAGTAGTAATTGGGTAGCATTTCAATCTCCGGCGACCGTTGCAGCCAATGTTACATGGACGCTTCCAGATGCAGATGCTACATCTAGCGGTCAGGCTCTGACCAGTAATGCCTCGGGTGTGTTAAGCTGGGCCAGTACTGGAGGCGGCGGTCTTGTCTTACAGGTCGTTGAAGGCAGTACTTCAACACAGGCAACGACTACAAGTAGTTCGTACGCCGACACAAATTTGAGTGCGTCGATTACACCAAGTTCTACATCAAACAAAGTTCTAGTTCTTGTCTCTCAAAGCATATCAAGCGTTGCTGGTCGTGCCGGAGGCGCGGTTAACATTGTTCGAGACAGCACACAGGTTGCAGAATTTAATCAAATTTCAAACGCAGAAAATCAGATGGGAAATCATTATCTGGCATATTTAGATTCTCCGTCTACTACTTCTTCTGTAACATATAAGTCACAGTTTAAACGCATAGACCAATCAGGTACTCTTCAAGCCCAAAGAAATGATGCTAGTGGAAACGCTACAAGTGTTATTACACTGATAGAAATTTCAGGAGCATAATATGGCTGATATAATAGATGCTCTTCGTAGTCTTTCTCCTGACGCTAATTGGGTAGTGTCTGGCGATGTTATTCGGTGGGATTCGCCGGATATTACACAGCCGACAGAAGAAGAAATTTCTGCTGAAATTACACGACTGACCGAACAAGAACCGTGGGTAAAGTTGCGGGAGGAACGTAATCGACGCTTGTCAGAAACAGATTGGTGGGCGTTAGCTGATCAACCTGCCATGACAACTGCACAAGCAAACTATCGCACAGCCCTGCGAAACCTTCCATCAAACACAACAGACCCAACGAATCCTGTCTGGCCTACTAAGCCTGAATAAATGTTTGGGTTTTCGGCACTTTCTGAAACGCCGTTTTCTACAGAACCGTCATCGTCTGTAACTGTAGTTCTGACCGGACTATCGTTAGACCTTGACGAAGGTCTGGTAACAGTAGTTGCGGAAGCAGTTGCTGCTCTGGTTGGTGAGTCGCTAGACATCGACGAAGGCGCAATTACTGTCATAATTGCTCAGAATATCGTCCTGACTGGCGAGTCTCTGGACATCGATGAAGGGACGCTGTCGGTTGTTATAGAAGCAGCCGTTACCCTGACAGGCGAATCTCTCGACATCGATGAAGGCACTGTTACGGTTGCAGGTACGGCAACAGTCGTTGTGACCGGGGAAGCTGCTGATATAATACTTGGGCAGTACCCTGTCTGGATTGTTGTTCCTGTCGGACCCTCAGATGTCTGGGCAACGGTATCTACTGGTGCATTAGACACGTGGACAACAGTTTCTACCGGGGCGTTAGACACGTGGACAACAGTTTCAACCGGAGCAGCAGATACATGGACGACAGTTCCTGCTGGTTCTGGAAACACATGGACAAACTAAATGGTGTTTGAGAACAACATTCTTGCTGGTGCATCAGGCGTAGAATCTGGTTATGTCATTAACCAGTCTGCGCGATTTAACGATGCAGACAGCCCTGAATTATCCAGAACCTATTCAATATCTGCCCCGTGGACCCTGAGTGTCTGGGTTAAACGATGTGAGTTTGGAAGTGAGAATTTAATTTTAGGGGCCAGTGGTGGGGAAGTTCACTTCAACAGCGACGATACGCTGGAAGCCGAAGGGACAACAACATCCGCCCTATTTCGTGATCCATCTGCTTGGTATCATATACATGTGTCGGATAATGGCCTGTATGTAAATGGAGTTAGCTACGGCTCAGTCACCACCACCGATCTGACGGATCAAACACTATTCGATGACTTTGATGGTTATGTTGCCGAAGTTCATCTTCAATCCGGAACTAACGCCTACACGAATTTTGGGGAAGTAAACAACAGCGGCGTGTGGGTTCCTGTGTCGGCAGCGGCAGGAGACACGTATCTTACATTTTCTAATTCAAGTAATTTTGGTAACAATAGCGGAACTGGAGGAAATTGGACGGCATCAGGCCTGACCTCTGACGATCAGGTGAACGACTCACCTACGTCTAACTACTGTCTCTTGAACACTATTGACCCGCTAACCACCGGCACTTTGTCTGATGGCAACCTTGTTACAACTGGTGATGCTACCGTAACTATTCGTCCAAGCAGCGGTCAATGGTACTACGAAAAAGATGGAGTCGGTGTTTCTTATGATGCTGATGCGTCCGGTCAGTTTAACCCGACACTTGGGGCTGGGTCGTACAATTTTGGGCAGTTGGCGTGGGCCGACACAGGGCCGACAGGAAGTGAACAAGAACTCCGCGCAACAAATTTGCCAGAGCCAACTATTAAAGATGGGTCTGAGTACTTTCAAACTACGCTATATACCGGCACAGGCGCATCGCTAGATATTACACAGATTGAAAACTCAACATTTAAGCCAGATTTTGTCTGGATTAAAAGACGAAGCGGTCTTGATTCTCATGAACTTGAAGACATCATCCGGGGAACTAAAACACGCCTGTCCTCTGATACGACAAACGCAGAAGAAACTGGTGGTCTTACCTCGTTTAATTCAGACGGTTTTACAGTTGATGGTCTTGTCGATACGTCTGGCAAACCCGGATCAAACTATGCTGCGTGGCAGTGGTTAGCCGCCAACAGTACGTCAAGCAACACTGACGGCGATATTTCGTCTACCATATCCGCGAACACAACATCAGGATTTTCTATTGTATCTTATTCTGGAAGTGGAAATGCCAATGACACTGTCGGACATGGTCTAGGGGTTACACCTTCTGCTATAATCGTCAAGCCTAGAAACGAAGCAGATAACTGGATTGTTTCAAATTGGGAATCAGGAGTATCAGCATTTAGCGAAAAATTGAAGTTAAATTCTACTGATGCGGCTAATAGTGCATCTGGTTTTGTTACTGCTGCTGATTCAACTACCTTTACATTAGGCAGCGACGTCAATGTAAACGGGAGCGGCAGAGACTTTATTGCTTACTGTTGGTACGAGTTAGAAGGTTTTAGTAAGTTTGGTACATACACCGGCAACGGATCATCTGACGGCACGTTTGCTTGGTGTGGTTTTCGTCCATCTTTTATCATGATCAAACAGACGGACGCGTCGAGCAACTGGTTTATATTTGATAATAAACGTCTTGGATATAACGTAGATAACAAACGAATTGAGGCAAACAGCTTATCAGAAGAATCAACGACAAATTATATTGATCTCGTATCAAACGGGATAAAATGCAGGTCTTCTGATTCAAATGTAAACGCATCTGGCGGCAGCTACATCTTTATGGCTTTCGCAGAAAACCCCTTCGGTGGCAATGGTGTTGCCCCCGTTCCGGCACGATAGGAGAAAAAAAATGTGGACGTATAACGGAAAAGGAATCCGTGAGGGCCGGGGATGGACGGGCGACAACGGCGTTCAGCATCCAGCTAACTGGCACCTTTGGTCAGAAGAAGAGAAAATTGCTCATGGTCTAGTCTGGGTTAATCCGCAGACAAAGCCTGATACACGGTTTTACTGGTTTTCGCAGAACGCTGACGGCACGTACGAAAGCACATCGAAAAACCTAGACGACTTAAAAGCAGAATGGATTGCCAAAGTTAAAGAAACACAGGCAGGGTTTTTGTCTAAAACTGACTGGGTGTATATTCGTAAGATGGACACCGGCATCGACGTCCCGGCAGATATTCAGCAGTACCGGAATGAGGTACGTCTGGCGGCAAATGTTATTGCAGATCAGATTACACAGTGTTCTGATCTTGATGCCTTAAAGACTATGTTCGTTGTTCCAACAGACGCAGACGGCAAGGTAACCGGAAACGCACCGATCCATAACTGGCCGGAGGAAATCTAATGGCAACGTACACCACGCGGATTAGACTATCGAAACAGGCGACCGGCGAGAACGACTCGACATGGGGTACTGTCCTGAATGATGAGGTAATCGACCTCACCGATTTTGCCATTGCAGGATATACGACCATCAGTCTTGCTGCTGGTAATGTCAGCCTGACAGCCAATGACGGTACGACGGACGAGGCACGTTCGGCCATGCTCGAACTGACCGGTACTTTGACCGGCAATACCGGAGTCTATCTCCCGTCGAGTATTACCAAAAGCTACATCGTCAAGAACAACACATCGGGTTCGTACGATGCGACGGTTCTGATTAACGGCGGGACCGGTCATGCGATTCCACAGGGCGGTAC